TATTTTGGTTAGACCATATTATCTCAACTCTTTCAAATCGAATGTTCTAACTCCATCAACTGTGATTCTACCATAGAAACGGTTGTTAACCATTTTCTTAGCGTATCTAGTCATGATACCCTTGATAGGTGTGAAGTTGAATGGGTTATACATTGTTGGAGTAAGTTGTAAAGGTACATATGGTGCGTAGATGTAACCTGTGTCAAGTAAAGATGTTCCTTTGTGACCCAACAATACTTGGTTTGGTGGGAAGTAAGGGTCTCTATACACTTGATATCTACCAGCTAAAGTACCAACTCTTTCAATACCCATGTTGTATTGGTCTTGCTCAGGAGCTGCGTTTGAAACGTGGAAATACTCCAAGTCATCAAAAATTGCACTAATTTCAGAAGATACAACAATCCAGTTAGCACCACCTCTCAAGGTAGATTTGTGGATTTGAGCTGAAATTTGGTTAATAGCTGTGATAAGAGTTTGGTTCCAATCCTTCTGTGTGTAAGGAACTGCGTTAGAACCTAATCTCTTCCAACCGTTGTAATCCCATCTTAAGTTCCAAGCCGCACCTTTTCTGAGGTCTCTCAAGATTTCTCTATCGATTTCAGCCGCAACTTGTTCAGACAATAAAGCTGTTAATTCAGCTTCAGCGTCGATATTGTGGAATGCTGCAACGTCTTGAGCCATTTCAGGTGACCATTGAGCTCTTAATTTTCTTTCAGTTACAGAGACTGTTACTGACATAAGGTCAAAAGATACCTCTCCCATTCTATCTTCGAATTCCAAATTCTTATAAATTCTATAAACAGGAGTAAACGCTTGGTTATTAGCTGTTGTTGATGAGAATGTAGCCCCTGAATAACCGTCAAGAGTTGTTGAACCAACTGTTGCAGGTGTTTGTAAGTCTACCTCAAGATAGATTTCGCCGTTTACAGTACAAAGGTTATCATATTGACCACCTCCTGTTCTTGAGTTAGGCCACTCAGCCGTAGCGTTATTATCACCATACTGTACAATACCTTTACCATATCTTTGAGTTACTACTCTGAAAAGGTAAGGACCACCAGCTTTACCTGTTTTAGTTAATGAGTTAGTTCCTGTAGCACTTCCATAAAGTGTAAGGTCAGAAAGGAATGATTCATTGTCAATTGGGTTACCGTCAGGACCGATTAATTTACCGGCACCGTCAGATGCAAAACCAGACATGATAAGTAATACTTTTCTGAAAGAACCTCCATCAGGACCTGTAAATTCTGTGTAACCAGAAGTTTCCAAATTCAAAGTGTTATTGTTCCAAACAGCTGTTACTGCGGTACCAGTTACAGCAGAAAACTCACCTTTAGAATAATCGAATAAACCTGGTGGGTCTAAAGCTGGTTCGTTTCCTTCATAAAATCTATCATAAAGGTCTCTACCATCATTATAGTCGTATCCACCATTTGGGTCTGTTGGACCATCAGGTGCACCTACTGGTTTACGATGAACTCCATTAGTTGTTGAATAAGGGTCAACATACTGCTGAATGTTAGGTACAAAGTAGAATAATTTACCGATTGGTAAGTTCATAGCTTGTACAGATACAATATCGTTAGCTAACAATTTAGAGAATACTCTTCTAACGATAGGGAAAACCACAGTTTCAAAAGCTCCAGTATCTGAAGTCGTTGCTGCTTCGTTTATCAAATAGCTTGCTTGGTTTTCGTAAAGCTGAGCTACGTTCTCTCTCATGTGACCTTTGAGACCCTCAAGGAATCCCAATTTGTCCCACTTTGTGATTGTGTCTTCTTTGATAACTTTAAGGTGCTTAAGACCAATGTTACCTACGAGACCTGATTCTAATAATGCTCCCATTTTTATTAATTTTAGGATTTATTGTTTATTTTTTAGTTAATCTTACCCATCAAATCCTTAATTCTCATAAATTGAGGATTTTCATAAGTTTTTGATTCAATAAGACTAGTTGATGAACCTGAAGAAACATTTTTATTTAATTTAGTTTCTACTGATTCTGTGATTGCTTTTGTTTCACCTTTCGATAATTCGTCTTTGATTGATTTGTAAAGAGATTTAGATTCTCTTAACGTCTCAACTCCGTCAAATCTTCTTAAGATGTTTATCTTTTCTTTTTTAGTTGTTGAGTGTTCAGTGAACAATCTTGTTGCATATGCCAAGTTGGAATTGAAAATAGCAACCTCATTAAGTTTTTCTCTGAAAACATTTAATGCTTTTCTATATTCTTCATTCTTTTCTCTTAACATATTAACCTCTGATTCGAGAGATTCTTTTAAAGATTTGTTAGGAACAACTTTAGGTTTCGGAAGACCTCTACCTGGATAATTTTTACTTCCAAATGCATAGGTTCTGGCCGCTTCCTTTGTTTCGACTTTCTTTCCAACAACTTTATTTTTTCCGTTAGTGTTTTCACCTTTAGGGAAAGATTTAGCCTTTTTTACACTACCTGTACCAACAGATTTAGGACCCTCTTTCATTTTTTCATTGAATCCACCTGTTGTTTTTTCGTAAGTAAATTTAGGACGATAACCTTTACCTATTTTTTTAGCAGCCTTTTTCGGGTTGTAAGATTCATCCATAGATTCTTCCCAATTTTCTTCATCCATTGACATAGACTCATCATCATCGTCATCAGATTCTTCATCCATTGACATAGACTCATCATCATCGTCATCAGATTCTTCATCCATTGACATAGACTCATCATCATCGTCATCAGATTCTTCGTTGAATTCAATTTCATAAACAACCTCTTCATCATCAACCATCATTTCGTCATCCATCATTTCGTCAACCATTTCTACATCAGTATCAACTTCGACATCTTCAGGAGTTTCTGAAAAAATTTGGTCAATCAAATCCTGCATTTCTTGGTCTTTTTCTTCTTCATGCATTTCTTTTAAATTTTGTTTTTTATTTATTGATTCTCCGAGTTTAATGATGTACTCAGCATCTTCATCGTTATCGGTTAAATGAATTTCATCATCGTCTTTTACAACAACAATACCATCATCTTCACCCATAGCTTTGAAGACCTTAAGAAGTGTTTCTTCGTCTTCAATATCGGTTAAATCTATTGGTGTTTCTTCAGAATCAACATCCATATCCAATTCCATATCATTGGACATTTCAATATCATCCATATCAGGAGTTTCATCGTCAACATCTGTAGTGTCAACATCCACTTCTGAATCAACTTCAATCTCATCATCTTTTTGCTCAGATAAGGATTCTTTTACCAGCTGATTGATTTCTTCCTTCATAGTAGAAGCAAGTATTCCTTTTGCGTTCTCGGCGATAGCTTCTTCAACATTTTTCATTTGAATCAACGCCTCTTGTACTAAAGATTTATTTTCTTGCATAGAAATTTAATTTTATTTTTCTAATAAATAGTGTAATAAATGAAAAAAGTTAAAAAAATTGTGTATCAGAGGCTTATATGTAAAAAAAAAGTGGTCAAAGACCACTTAACTAATTACCTCGTCAATTTTACTTTCCGAGACTGATGTAATCCTCCAATCATTCGAAAAGGATTCGTACCTTTTGGTAACCTTTGCTTCTACATCAGTTACCGAAAATCCTTTGACAAGTTTTTCCTCTCTGATTTTTTTTAACTTACCAGTATTTTCATCGGGTAAGTCATAAGTGATTTTAGCAACAAAAAATTTTTCGTCCATAAATAGAAATTATTTGTTCAAATAATCGGACAATTTTTTCATCAAATCAATAGATGAATCAACTGAATTATTTATATCTTTCACTTTTCTTTCTTCTTCTAGATTTTCTTCGTATTTGTGTCTATCATTGACATCAGAAAAAAGATAGGCACCAGGTGTGGATGGAGAAGAAACCAAATCAAAACAAATTAATTCAAAATCATCCTGAACTTCATTTCTTTCCCCGACCTTTTTTAAAGAACCAACCCCACGCGAAGAAACTCCCATAGTTACACCTTGTCTCATCAAATTTGCGGCAATATCCCCTTTTGTAGATACAATTCCTCTCTCATGAAAACCTGGGCTTGTCAATAATTTTAACTTACCCATTAAGATGTTTTTATCCCACCATATGTCTGTTATTATATGAGACACTCTATCTAAATCTATCAAGGAGGATTCAGGGTGATTCAACTCTGAAGTTGATAATCCTTTTTTAATTATTTGTTTATATCTTTCAGCTTCTCTTTTTAAAATGTTTTCAGGATAAAATCTTCCGTTCCTATTTGGTGTGTTATACTTTTGTAAAACAGCATAAAATTCAAATGGGTTTCTATAATCTAATTTTGAAGATTGCTCTAATAGTGGAACATTTCTGAAATCTTTGGGGTCAACAAACCCCGCATCCATCTCCACCAAAATTCCATGACCCAACTCGTTCGCTTCCAAAATTCTCAAATTCTTCATAAACCTTTTAGAAATAAATATATTGAATTAGGTTCTTTATTTTTTTGACTTTACAAAATCGAAATATTTGTTTTGAGAAATATCATTTTTATAAATCGTTTTTACAATTTGTTTGATTGAATCTTTTATCGATTGTGATTTGAAATCCAATGTTTCTTTAACGAACAAATTAATCTCTAAATTGAAGAAAGATTTTTTCCCGACATTAATTCCACTTGTTCTTAAATCTAAATCAACTATACTCCTATCTAAAAATAATTCAGTGGGAACTGATTCTAATACAGAATGTTTAATTTGTCTACTTAAATTTCCCACGACTCTATTCCAATTGTCATTGTCTACTTTTGGACTAACCCAAGATTGTATGTTTATGTATACTGATTTTAAATTTTTCGAATCCACAGTCCCGTAGACTGATTTAATTGGTTGAAACAAGTTTAACTTTACACTTTTGCCTTTTTTCATTAGTTTTCATCTTAAATAAGTTTATTTTACATCAATGATAAAACTTAAATGAATGATTGTCAAAAAATTTTGAAACTATCAAAATATTTATAAGTAATTTATGTTAATTATAGAAATTAGAAACGGGGAAAATTTGGAAAAGGCTTTGAAAGTTCTGAAATCAAAAGTAATCAAAACAAAGCAAAATCAAGTTTTGCTTGAAAGAAAAGAGTATACGAAGAAATCTGTAGTGGAAAGGACCAAGCTACTAAAAGCCGTTTACAAAGAAAGAAAAAGAAAGGGATTATAAATTCTTTTCCAAAAATACTAATCTCAAATAATTTACTTGGGAAAATTCATCGGTCTGAACACTCTTGATTGTCTCATCAATTTTATTCTTTATTTCATCAGTAGATTGTGATTCAAGAATAGAATTTAGTTTGTTAAGAGTTGATTCTTTCAAAGAAACAAAATCATTTTTCAATACTTCACTGTCTTTTTTTACTATATCAAAAAAAACTTTTTTAGAATCCTCATCCATATTCTGAATATAGTTTTCTAATGTTTGATTTGCGATTTTTACCATAGTTTGTACAGGTAAATTTATGGACTCTTTTACTTGTGTTGTATTTGAGGTTAGGATTGAAACTAACTTTTTTCTTGCTTCAACCCTTTTGTTTAATTCATAGACATTGGAATATACTAATGTGTCCAATTCGTCATAAGAATTATTTTTGGTTTCATTAATTGACGTTGGAAGTTTTACATTCTTTAATAAATTTCTTATAAGGAAAATACCTTCATTGATGAATTCGTTCGCGTCTTTTTCAGATAAAGATTGTGGCGTATAAATCTGTTCGTAAATCGAATAGATTTTAGATAATTTTTGATTATTAAGAATGTTCTCTTTGAATTCTCTTAATGTTTTTTTGAATTCTCTCTCATTCTTATAAGATTCGATTAAATTGTCCTCTATTAAAGATTTTATAACGCCGAAAGTCATTTTTTTTGATTTTCTAATAAATATTATGAATTCAATAACTTATCCAATTCTTTACTAATTTCTCCCAAAGATTCTTGAGCAACTCCCAAGTTCAAGAATTCTTTTCCCTCAATTATGTCATTTTCGACTAAAATATTCAAATCCTTTAATTTCGATTCAGGTGTTATTCCACCTCCTGCCGGCTCTGTAGGTGGAGGAGCTGGTTCACTTGCTGCTGGTTCAGGAGGTGCTCCCATAGATTCAATACCACCACCTAAATCGGGACCACCTGAAGGTTCGGAGGCGCTATCTGACTGTGTAGAACCTGACTTGGTGGCATAAAGTTTATCTATATTATCAAAGAAACCTGTTTTGGAAATAACTGTAGGTGTGGCCTTTAATTCTTCTCCTACCGCTCTTTCAATTCTTTGTTGTTGTAAATCCAATTTAACCTCTTCATCAGACCATCCAAAAATATGTTTCTTGGCCCATGTGGTAGAAGTTGCGGCAATTCCATTCCCTGGGTCGGCAACCAAGTCTTTGTAAAGTAAACTCTTTTCCTTCCAAACGTCGATTTTTAATAAATCGGCTTGTGTTGAAGGATTAGTTAGACCTAAAGTGAAATTATTCAGTTCATCTTCAAAACCTAAAATAAATAAATGTACAATTGCAATTTTATTTAGTTCTTGCAACATACTTTTTTGGATTCTATTTATTGTTCTTGCAAAACGAATGTCCTGAAGTGCAAGATTTTTTCCATCGCCAACCACTTCTTCGAATCCCAAAAATGCTTTTGGAACACGAAGTGCTGTTAACAATTTTTTCTGAATATATTCTATATCTGCAATTTCTGAAAGATTTGTTGCACCTGGTAATGTGTCGATTGGGCTTGGAGCTGCTGGGTCACGAACAGGAACAAAATAATCTTGGTCAACCGCCATTTGGTTGAATCTCATATCTACATTTCCTGTTTTACTATCTACAATTTGTTCTCTTTTGAATTTATTCGCAACGCGTTGTACATATGCCTCAACATCATCATCATTCATGTTTCCAACGAAAACTTTAAATATTCTTCTTTCGGGAGCTCTTGAAGTTCTGTAAATCAACATTGCATCCTCTGATAACAATAATTGTTTCCAAATTCTTCTTGCCTTCTCCAACATAGATGTACCATAAGGTAGTCTTCTATCATCACCCAATAATCTAAAGTGTGCAATTTCCCATGATTGGAATGTCATATTTTTATTTTTCCAATCGAAATGTAATGCCTTTCTATCTTCAGGTTTATCAGGTTCAATCGTTATTTTTTGGCTAGCCCCTACTTCTCTTCTCTCAATTTCGATTGTTGGTAATTGTTGGCACCCTACTATACCTTTTTCAGGGTCTAATTTTAAATAAACAAAATTATCCCCGTATTTACAAGTGTTCCTTGTCCACATAGGAAGATTGGTGTTGATATCTAATGCATTATTAAATAAATCTGCAAGAACACCCTTGATTCTTCTTGACTCGGAGTATATTTGAAGGATGTATCCATCCTCATTTGTTGTTGTAGATTCTTCGGCATATATGTCTAAAGCTGCGGAAATTTCGGGAGTATATTCCATTGACTCATAATCATATTGTGCGGAGAGTCTTGATGGTTCATAATATATTGCTTGTGAATATAAATTGTTTTCAACTTTAGCCCATTGATTTGCTAAAAAATATGATTGTTGTGCCTGTAATTTTTCCTTTTCATATTCTTCTCTACTTTTAGTTCTTAATAATTCTTTTTTGTCGAATTTAAAAGTAGGATAATCTTGACCTAAAAGGGAATTTGGTCCAAAAGTTTGGGATAACCTTTGCCAAAGCGTAAGATTTTGCTCACTCATTTTACAATTTTACTTTATAGCTTGATAATATAAATAGTTATCTACGACCAAATAACCAAGAATATTTGACGTAATCCTCTTTAGAAGCTCCTTGCCCATATTTATTCCCATCATTCCTCATTTGTGGTACCATAGGATTAAAAAAATCAGAACCATTTTTGTTTTCATTCACAACGGTTGCCCAAGAATTAATCATAGCTTTAGTGTGATTAACAACCTTTTGTAATGACTGAAAAGATTTTTCAGCAACGTAAATCGCCATTGAAATTGCCATGATACAATCATCATGATGTCCTTTTTGGTGGTCGGGCCTACCATTGACATAAACGAAAGTATTCATTTCGTTATACAATCTTTTGGAGTAAATTTTGAAATCATGTCTTATTGCCTCCTCTAATGATGCAATTATTTGAACTCTTTTGGAATTGAAATTTATACCAGGAATTTTTTCATTAATTTTTGGGTCCCATTTCCATTTCTTTGATGGGTCAACATTGTCTACATATAATCCATGTTCATATCCCAATTCTTGTAATTTTCTGGCCGTGGCAACTCCCATACCTCCTGTTATATCTATAACACAATATGCAGAATACATTGTCCCCCATTTGTAGGCAATTTCAGCAGTTACGTCGGGTGGTACTTTACCGACATACTCAAAAACCTGTTCTCTCGTATCAAAATCGATGATTTCAATACATGAAGAGTCTTCAGAATCACCTCTTGAAACATCTACACCCATTACATATTTGTGTCCATTTTCAGGTTCTTTGAAAATCCATAGGGCACTTCCCATGAGTTTGGCTGAAGGTTCAGTCAATTGGTTTTGAGAAATATTTTGCATGAGTTCAGAGTCAAATACATTATCACCTGAACCCAAGAAATTACATTCCAATTCTTGAGCAACTTTTCTCCTATCAAATTTCAATTTTTTGACCATACCCTCAAACCAAGCAGAACATGGTTTATATCCCTTACTTATATAATCTTGAGTTATACTATGGTCTCGTTCGTAAGGATTTTCGACTGACAAATCTACAATGACATCATCCTTGTACTCTTCTCTATTTAATAGAAAGTGAACCAAGTCGTTGGTTTTTACCATATATAAATCTCGGGTGTATCTTGGGTCTCTATACCAAAACATTTCAGAGATTTTGAATTCATTCATACCTCTCAACGATTGGTCATAAATGTCATAATAAATTGGGTCATATCCATTAGGAGTTGATATAACAATCACTTTACCTCCTGTTGAAAGTGAGGCCATACAAGCTGACCAAAAATCATTGTCGGCTTCAATGAACGCCGCTTCGTCGAAAACAAGTATTGTTGGTGTATAACCACGAAGTGCATCTCTTGAGGTTGCGACAGCCTTTACTTCACAGTCATTTGTAAGTTTGAAATGTCTTTGGGAATTTTTTTCAGCGGAGAAACCGACACCAACCCAACTTGGCCATTGTTCTGTGAATCCTCTGATTTTATTAGCCATCTCAACAGAGGTATCAAGTTTATTGGCAATAATAAGAATCTTTTCAGGCTTATTTTTTTTAGCAAAAACTAATCTTTTAGATGCCCAAGCGGCCGTGACTGTCGATACTCCCGCTTGTCTATATTTTAATGCAATATTTTCATTGAAGTTGTCATAGTCCTCAATCAAAGAGATTTGGTCGGCAAATAAATCTAATGGGACATATTTCGAAACGGTATTATCGTATGTCTGTAAATAAGTACGAAGTGCATAAGGAGTATTCCTCATACACTTCGTCACTTCTATAATTAATTGTTCTTTAGTCACAAAACTTATTTGGGTCTTGATATACCCAAACCACCCAAAAAGTCATCTAAACCTTCATCATCATTATCGTCTTCTGGTTCAATACCTTTTTCTTCCTGAAAAGATTCAAATTCATCTTTCAATTCTTTTGCTTCTTTCATAATTTCTTTGAATCTTTCAGTTGCCTTTTTAACTTTCGAAGAGTCTTGAGACACTGCATTTCCGATTATTTCCAAGAATTCTTTTGCAGGTATTTGGTATAAATTTATTTGAAACCAATTTATTAATCCTTTATTGGAATCATCAAACATTTCATCCGGTAGGGCAAATCTAATTTTCTCAACAATTTCAGGTCCTATTCTTAATTGCATTGGTTCATTAGATAAAATATCTGTTTGAGCCATGACTTTAGCACTCATAGATGGGTCTTTAGGTAATCCGTGTCTTCCTTTGGCTTCCTCTAAACCTTTTATTACTTCATGACAAAGGATAGGGAAAATTAAACCTTCTGCCGTGATTTTAGTATCAGGACCTTCTTCACCACCTTCTTCTTCACCTTCATCATCCGCATCTCCGAGCTCAACTTTACCAGCAACTCCTTGACCAGTTTGACTCATATTTTCAATCATTTGGTCCATTGTAAAATATAGGAAATCATTGATTGCCATAATTCCCAAATAATCATTATAGAGAGATGGGTCAATTGCATCTAATTTTGCTTTGACTTCAGGTTTTTGGAAAATATAATGACCCTTTTTTGCCGCTCCTTGTATTAAAGCATTGATAATATTTCTTTTATGTTTCTCTAATTCTAATTGTTCTTCATCTGTCAAATCTTCAATATCGAAAGAAATTTGAGCGGGGGTTTCTTTTTCCTCATCATCTTCTTCCTCATCCTCTTCAGGTTCATATCTGAAATTATCCACATTGATTGGCTCTCTATTCAATTTAGCATCAATTTGAAACCAATTTTCAGGAATTTGGGTTTCTTCAAGAGCCGCTTCAATTGCAAGTTGTTCCAACTCTTCTCTATGTCTTCCCTCCAACCTCAAAATTCTTGGAATTTTCATCATCATCTCTTGATAAATCATTTGCTGAACATTCCTTGAATTCATATTTTCAATACCTGTGACTTGTCTTAACTTTTCAGCAACTTTTTGAAATCTTTGACTTACTAGCCTTTGAACATCTTCGGAACCCTTTTTCATTGCTGGATTTTGTGCATAAAGATTTTCAGGACTTTTTAGTCTCCTTTCTAAATTTGGGTCCATTCTTTCGGGTGTTGACCCGTAGTCTATTTGTTCATTAAATTTCTTTCTCATTTTTTTTTACTTTTCTAATAAATTCATAATTAAGTCGATGACTTCATCTTTAGCCTTTTCGGGAGAAATTGCTTTTGGTGCTGGATTGGGTTGTCCTGCTGGTTTTTTTCCAGGATGTTTAGGTCTTTCTCTTGGAGTTTCCTTTGTACCAGGTTCTTTTGTTCCAGGTCTTTCTTTAGTACCTGGCTCTTTAGTTGCAGGTTCTGATTCTGACAAATATTTCATTAATTCTCCTTTCGTAATTCTTGGGGGTAAATTTCTTTCAACAATTTTCATAATCTCATTTTCAAGAAATAAAGATACACTTTTTTTGTTTTCCTTCAAAGAATTTTTTTGTTTCTTTACACCCATAACACAGTCTTCATATTTTTTCATTTGTGATTTTGTCCAATCACTTCTTTTGGTTGTTCCAAATTCTTTACCCATTTGTGCAGTACAGACTTGCCAAGGATTAACTTTTCTTGCCTCTGCCATACCCATCATTTTTCTGTTATCATCAGAGTCATCATCCATACCGTCTGGTGCCATATCATTGGCATCATGTGGGGTTTCTTGACCTGTTAATTTTTGTAAATCATCTTTCCCTTGAGCATTTTGGTCAGTTACATCATCAGTTTCATCCTCTGTCATTTCTTCAGTGGTTATTTCTCCTCCTGAAGTGGACATGGTAATTTTTTTTGTATTAGGGTCTATGTGAATACCTTTTTGTGCCAATTTTTGTTGGTCTGAAGTATTTGTTGGGTCAAATGTTATGTTCGTTACAGTTTTCTTAACTTCTTCCTTAACCATTTTTTTATGTAAAATGTTAATTTGAGATTCTGATAATCTCGCAACAGTTTTTGAAGGGATTCCCATCTCAACTAATTGGAGTGACTTAATGTTATTTTTCATATACTACTTTCTTTTCAAATTCGAGAATTAAATCTCTTTCATACAATTTATTTTTTATATCTTGCTCTTGCTCTCCGAATCTGAAAACCATTCTTTTTTGTCCTTGTACCTCATCAGGTTCCCAAGCTAGAGCAACAACATCATCCATGGCATCTATCATACAAAAAAAATCGGAGTTCTGAATCAATTCCAATTTAACATCAGTATTTCTCAGAACTCCTACCTTTCTAATATGTTTCAATTCGGGTGGAGATGGGTAACCATTTGAAGGTTTACTTTCCCAACTGTCTCCCCAAACATCTAAAGAATCAGAAAATATAAATTCATATAAGTTATCCCCTTTATAGTTTGGTCCCAAACCGTTGACATAAATCAAAAAACTCATATAACCATTCCTTCTGGGGTTATCTTGACTTGATTCTCGGAATTTTCGAAAACCAAGTTTTTCTTATTTGTTTTACCAACCAATTGGTAGGAATGATTCTCTTCCAAAAATTTCTGTGAAGCCAATTCTTGTTCAAATGTTTCACTCATTTTGATTACAGAATCCATTTTAGTTTCCAACTGAATCTTCTTTATTGCCTTTTTCTCTTGTAATCTTTTCTTTGATTCAAGAATTTCTTTTTTGGAGACTTCAAAATATTTGGATAAAACTTTATCAACTTTTGATTCTTTGAAGATGCTATCAAGAATTGCTCCGTGACCCTCTTCTACTTCAGGTTCAACAGGAACATCCATATCCATTTGGATGTCTTCAACCTCTTTGTCTGATGTCATATCCTCATCATCAGGCATTTCATCAGTTGGTTCATCCATATCCTTATCTGCCTCTATATCTTCAAATTTAGCCATGATATCTTCTTTATCTTCGCTAGAAAGATTTTTCAAATCCAAAGCGGATAAAACCATGTTAATAACATATTTCATATCTTCAGAAGTCATTCCTTCTTCAGAATCTAAAGTTCTAATTTTTTGTGTTAATTTACCTGTTAACTTTTGAATTGTTTTGAATGTAACTTGTTCTTCATCGCCGAATTTTGACATTTTTTCAGCATTGATTTCGACTTCATCTTCAACTTCGGGAGCCATATCTCCTTCAGGTGCGTCTGTTGCAGGTTCATCTCCCATATCAGGAGTTGGTGCAGTTGCATCCATGTCATCAGTTGGTTCTTCACCTCCCATTTCAGGTGTTTGAGCTGTAGGGGATGGGGGTAATTGAGGTTGAGGAACTGAAGGAGGAGCAGCTGGAGGAGTTGCATCAGACTCTTCAGGACTTGGTTTTGGTGTTTTAAGAACAAATTTCTTTTGCTCACCATATAATGAAACACCTTCATCATTTTCATTTAATCTGTTAATTTCCGTAGCCAAAAGATTTAATCTTTTGAAAGCTTGGGAATACGATGAAAAATATTTTCTATTTTTCATTGGCTCAATATAATCGATTTGTGATTCTGATATATTTTTTTTGATTATATAACCTTGTTTTTCTTTTACAATAGAATAAACATTTCCATCAGCTAAACTAATGGAGTATTCATTTTTTGTTGATTCATTAACAAGATTAGGAGTTGTCTCTTTGAATCGAGCAATTTCCATTATTCTTTTTATCTTATCTTGTCCAGTGAGTCTTTCACTACCAAGTGGTTTTAAATCTGCCATATATTGTTAATTTAATATTTTTTAATTATTTAATCCCCCAAATCCACCTAATGTGATTGAGTTTAATTGAGACACAACACTTAAATTACTTGGAAATTGAGGGTGAGGTGCTGTTGAGCCTGCTGGTGCAGTTCCTCCACTGAAATCACCCAACATTTCGATTGTATAAGTGTAGTAATTATTTGCTGTAAATCCTGTCGCTGGAATTGGAGTTCTTGTTGGTGTTGGAGTAGGTGTAGGTGTTTTAGTGACAGTTGGTGTTACAGTTGTAGTAGGTGTGATAGTTGGTGTTACTGTTTTAGTTGGTGTGATAGTTGGTGTAACGGTTGATGTAGGGGTAATTGTAGGTGTAATAGTTGGTGTAACAGTTCTCGTAGGTGTAATACTCGGTGTTACAGAAATAGTTGGTGTAATTGATGGGGTTGGAGTTACTGTTCTCGTAGGTGTAATACTCGGTGTTACAGAAATAGTTGGTGTAATAGTTGTGGTAGGTGTAATTGTGGGTGTTGGTGTAACGGTTGATGTCTTTGTAACGGATGGTGTTATTGAAGGGGTAATCGTAATAGTCGGAGTTACGGTTGGGGTTACTGTGGGGGTAATTGTTGGGGTTGGGGTTGGGGATGGCGTTGGGTTCGCAACTAAGCAAGCGGCACATCCGCCATAATTTGTTCCCAAACTTATCACACCATCAGTACCAGTACCTGGTTCTGCGGTATCAACAATTTCATAACACCCTGGTGATGTTTCTCCTGTAAAATTTAAATAGTAGTTCCCACCGACGGTTGGGAGGGAGGTTGCACTAAACTCAATTGTTAATGCACTACCTGCCGAACACGGGGCTATGAGATATGTAACTGACGACATTTATTTTTCTTAATAAATATAGCATTTGGAAGAATAGTTTAAGTTCAAGCCATCAAATCAAATATATTTCTCATTTTCCTTCCAGACCTCTGTATTAAAAAATTTGGGTATTCTTCTCTCAATTTCAAAACGAATTCTCTCAAATTTTCAATATTTGAATTTCCTGTCTCGACTTCATCACTAAATTTCTTTCCCCACTTTTGGAAAAATCCTGAACCATTATATGCCGCATAGAAGAAATTCATTTTGAGTTTAGGGTCACTCATTACAATTTCTCTTGCTTTCGGACTCAAATAACGGTCACTCAAATCTCTAAACAATTCACCGATAAAACTTGCACTCAATTCAATTAATTTTTGTTTGAGTGTTGGATTATCATCGGCGGTATACAAATATGGCCAATTTTCACTAGCATTCTGTTGGTCAATCAAATTCCAAAACTCTTTAGCTGCTGGAGATTCTCTTTCCAAAGATGCACCATGTTTTCTATCGATACCAAACATAGTTTCACCACTATCACCCAT